TCGCCAGCGTACACATTCAACATTGCCAACACTGGCGTAGCGGCGGCAACATACGGCTCTGCTTCACAAGTCCCAGTTTTGGCTGTAAACGCCCAAGGACAGTTGACTTCGGTCACCAACACTTCAATTGCAATTGCCGCAGGCGCTGTATCGGGCCTTGCGGCCTCCGCAACCACCGACACGACCAACGCCACCAACATAACCTCTGGAACGCTTCCTACGGGCCGTTTAAGCGGTTCCTATACAGGCATCACTGGTGTAGGCACCTTGACGGCAGGAACATGGAACGGCACGGCAATTGGCGTGGCTTATGGTGGCACTGGACTTACAGCCACACCAACCAACGGCCAATTGGCGATTGGTAATGGTTCTGGCTACACACTTGCAAACTTGACTGCGGGCACGAATGTCAGCATCAGCAACACTGCTGGTGGCATCACTATTTCGGCCACACCAGCGGCTGGCGGTACAGTGACTAGCGTGGCAATGACGGTGCCCACCTTCTTGTCTGTGACTGGCTCTCCCATTACCACCAGCGGCACTTTGGCGGTCACGCTGTCTGGAACTGCCTTGCCTGTGGCAAACGGCGGCTCTGGAGCAACCACGCTGACTGGCTACCTGTACGGCAACGGAACGAGCGCCTTTACCGCCTCTACGACTATCCCTAACACCGCGATCACTGGTTTGGGAACAATGTCAACACAAAATGCCAACTCTGTAGCCATTACTGGTGGGACAATTGACGGTGCAACAATTGGCGCAACAACTGCGGCAAATGGTACTTTTACGACTGTGACTGCCACTACTGGCATCTTTGGAGGGACTTTCTAATGGCAGCTACTAACTTCACACCAATATCGCTGTACTACAGCACGACGGCTTCTGCGGCTCCATCTGCTGGAAATCTTGTTGCTGGTGAGTTGGCGCTCAACACCTTAGACGAAAAACTTTACTTCAAGAACAGCGCAGGCACGGTTAAGTTGCTGGCTTCTGTTTCTGGGGCAACAGGCACAGTATCTTCGGTTGCGGCCTCTGTGCCTGCCTTTTTGTCAATTGCAGGGTCGCCAATTACTACGAGCGGAACACTTGCCATCACCTATTCTGGTACGGCACTTCCAATTGCAAACGGCGGTACAGGAACAACCTCCACCACATTTGCTAATCTAACCACTAATGTCACGGGCACACTCCCAGTAGCCAACGGCGGCACAGGTCAAACCACCTACACAGATGGTCAGTTATTGATTGGTAACTCAACTGGCAACACCCTAACGAAGGCCACTTTGACTGCTGGCAGTGGTGTAACCATCACCAACGGCAGTGGTGGAATTACCATTGCCGCCACGGGTTCTGGTGGCTCAGTGACTTCTGTAGCCCAATCATTCACTGGCGGCATAGTTTCAGTCGCTGGCTCTCCTATTACTGGCGCAGGCACTTTAGCTTTGACGGTGGCAGGAACATCAGGTGGCGTGCCTTACTTTTCAAGCGCAAGCACATGGGCATCTTCTGCCGCATTAACGCAATATGGCGTGGTCTACGGGGGTGGTGCTGGCGTTGCTCCTGCGGCGACCTCTGCTGGAACTTCTACAACCGTGCTTCACGGTAATGCTTCTGGCGCTCCAACTTTTGGTGCTGTTTCTTTGACGGCGGATGTGTCTGGCACTTTGCCTATTGCAAACGGCGGCACAAACTCAGCATCCACTCCAACTGCTGGCGGCGCTATTTATGGCACTGGCACGGCTTACGCTATTACTGCGGCAGGCACCAGTGGTCAGTATTTGCAATCGAATGGCGCAAGCGCACCCACTTGGGTTACCCCAACGGGTGGTGCTGGCTCCTTAACTGCTGTCGCTTCTGGCGCATTAGCAAACGGTGACAAAGTTGTTGTCAATTCCAACGGCACTGTGAGCGTGGTTTCAGGAAGTTATAGCGCCTTAACGGTGGGAACAAATGTGCAATTCAGTTCCACCTATACCGGGGACTACATGTCGACAGCTTACGACGCGTCGTCTGGAAAAATAGTCATGGTGTACCAAGGTACAAGCGGCTTTGGTTACGGGATGGTTGGAACGGTCTCGGGAACCTCCATTAGTTTTGGAACTCCGGTGTCGTTTAAGTCTGAAGTTGTTTCATGGCTGGGGGTGGCTTTTGTTTCTTCGGCTTCAAAGGTTGTTGTTTCATTTAGAGAAAATACAAATAGCCGTGCTGTATTAGGAACAGTTTCAGGTACGACAATTAGTTTTAGCGCCAGTGATAACGCTTTTGCAACCAACACTGATTACAACAGGGTTATTTATGATTCAACCAATGACCGCATAGTTCTTTCGTATAGAAATTTGTCAAACGGATGGAATTACGGAACGGCTATTGTTGGAACGGTGTCAGGCTCCGCTATTTCTTATGGGACTGCCGTAGCGTATGACTTAAATAATTCAGATTATATAGAGCTAGGATTTGACTCAACAGCAGGGAATGTAATTATTGGATATAGATCAAATGGTGCAGGGCGTGTTATTGCGGGTACGGTTTCTGGAACTACAATTACTTTTGGCTCAAATGTGTCTTTTGACTCCGCAGGGGCAGCAAAATGCCAAGGGATTGCATTTAGTGTTATAGATAACAAATCAGTAGTTATTTATCAAAGAGCCGCTGATAATTATGGCGTTGCTAAAGTTTTAACACTAAGTGGGACGGCCATTTCACTTGGTGCTGAAAATGTATTTCAAGCCTCTGCTATGAACCCATACGCAACTATTGTGTATGACGGAAACATAAAGAAAACAGTTATAGTCAACGCACTTGGGCAAGCGATGGTTGGTACAATTTCTGGCACGACTATGTCTTTTGCTACTCCGGTCACCTATGCATCAGCCATACAAAATTTGCAAACAGCGGCCACTTATGACAGCGTTAATAAAAAGGTAGTTCTTTCAAGCAGAATAACTTCTTTAGCTGGTTATTACGCTACGGTCGTAAATGGTGGCACACTGACAACCAATTTGACTGGCACCAACTACATTGGAATTTCCAACGCCGCTTATGCAGACGGTGCTACAGCAACCATTCAAATTGTTGGATCGGTTGATGATGCGCAGTCTGGATTGACTGCGGGACAAGCGTACTACATCACAGGAACGGGTGCGCTATCAACAACGGCAGACTCGCCCGTTGTCTTTGCTGGAACCGCCGTGTCAGCCACTAATCTTATTGTAAAAGGGTAATTATGAAAACATTGACCAAAAATAATCGTTCACTGTACATGTTTGAAAACTCTGAAGTTCTTACTATAAGCAGTAACAATATCATTGTCGGCGAACCACCAAAACTTATTATTTCTGATTGCAATTCCACAAACACGGTTTTGCATGAAAATATTACTACCCCTCCAGAGGATTGGACTGGCTGTAAATATTTATATATTGATGGCGTGTGGTCACCTGATCCAACTTGGCGGGAAAAGCCATCATCAACTGTATAAACTCACGGAGCAGATATGACCTTGCAATTACCTATTGAAACCGCAAACCAACTTTTGGGCTATTTGGGTACACGCCCATACCAAGAGGTGTTCCAACTTGTTCAGGCCATCCAAGAAGCCGCAAAGCCAAAAGAAGAGCCGAAAGACGAATGAGATGGCGGATGTTCACGAACTTGCTTCAGAGACAGACAAGCGACTGAGTGTCCACGAAGCCATCTGCGCCCAGCGTTATGAGGTAATTCAAGGTCGTTTTGACGATGGCTCAAAGCGCATGACCAAGATTGAGTACCTCTTGTATGGCGTGATTGTCTGCGTGCTGTTTGGCCCCGGCGTCGCTGGGGAACTCATCAAAAAGGTGCTGGGGTTGTAATGATTGACCTGACCAAAGCCATTGGAGCCGTTGCCGCTACTGTTGCTGCATTAGGCGGCAGTTACACCCTTGCCGATAAATTTGGTTGGTTTGACCGGGCTATCCTTGAGTGGTCACCAGAGCATTTTAAGATTGTGGCTGAAGCCGGGAAGCCTATCAATGTCACCGTTGCCCGAATCAAGAAGCGGGATGACTGTTCTGTTGAGAGTTTTACCCCGAGCATTCGTGACGCGGCAGGCATGGTGCATGAAGCAACCACCACCGCAAGCAAATTCAGTGGCCCCGCAGGCTCAGAGATTGACACATTCACCTACGAACTTACGATGGTGAGGAAAGAGAAGATTGCCAGCGGCAAGGCTACTTTGTTGGCAACCATAAAATACAAATGTCCTGAAGGGGAACGCGTTGTGCAATATCCCCGCCACGCAAATCTGAGTTTTAATTTAAAGGGGTGACCATGATTCCAATAGTTGCATCACTCCTTGGTACATTGGCTCAGAACGGTCTGGGCCTTTTGTCTTCTGCAATCCAAGCAAAGGGCAAAGAAGTTGTCGAAAAGACTCTTGGGATCAAGATTTCTGACGACCCAAGCCCTGAAGAGGTTAGCAAACTTCGCCAGTTGCAGTTTGACCATGAAGAGCGTCTGCTGGAGTTGGGTATCGAAAAGGCTCGTCTTGAGCAGGAAGAACTTAAAGCCCTGCTGGCCGCGCAAGCCAACCAAGAAAACAATGTCAGTGACCGTTGGAAGGCCGACATGGCCTCAGATTCATGGTTGTCAAAGAATGTGCGCCCCGGCACCCTTGTGTACCTCCTAACAGCGTATTTAATTTTTGCCCTGCTTGACGGCTACGGGTACAAAATAAGTGAGTCCTATGTCAATCTGCTTGGACAATGGGGTATGTTGGTGATGACCGCCTACTTTGGTGGCCGCACCGTTGAGAAGGTCATGGAAATGCGCAAGAGGGACAAAGAATGAGCCTGAGTGACGAACAAGCCGCATTCCTTCTGGATGCCTGCAAACTGATTCAATACGCCACAGGGTTGGGTTTTAAGGTCACAGGTGGGGAGTTGGCACGCACACCTGAACAACAAGCCCTCCATGTCAAGGCTGGCCGTTCTAAGACCATGAACTCTATTCACCTCAAGAGGTGCGCTATCGACTTGAACTTTTTCAAGGATGGGCAGATAATCTGGAACAAGGAAACCCTTGCTCCGCTGGGCGCGTACTGGGAGAATATGCACCCCAAAAACCGCTGGGGAGGCAATTTCAAATCGCTGGTAGATTGCCCGCATTTTGAACGCAATGTCGGATAAGGAGAACAAATGACGACCGCATCGGTAATGACTTACGACTCCTTGGTCGAAAACATCCAGTCTTATTTGGAGCGAACCGACGCCGCTACCCTTGAGAAAATCCCGCTTTTTATCATGCTGGCCGAACAGATTATCGCCAGCCAGATCAAGTTTTTGGGCAACCTGACAGTCAACACCAGCACGATGACGGCCACTCAGGCCATCATTGACAAGCCTGCGCGTTGGCACAAAACAGTTTCAATGAATGTCGTGGTGGCTGGTAGCCGCCAGCCAGTCCTGCTTCGCAAGTATGAGTACCTGCGTGAGTATTGGCCTGACGCCACAGAGACTGGTGTCCCTGCCTACTACGGCGATTACGACTACACACACTGGCTGGTGGTTCCTACACCCGCCCTTGCTTACACCTTTGAGGTGTTGTACTACGAGCGCATCCAACCGCTCGATTCTTCTAACCAATCAAACTGGTTCACCACCTATGCCCCGCAGGCGTTGCTGTATGGGTCTTTGTTGCAGTCTATGCCGTTCCTCAAGAATGACGAGAGGATGCCTATGTGGCAGGCAAACTACGACCAGATCATGCAGACGCTGAAACAAGAAGATGTTCAGCGTATTGGTGACCGACAAGCCGCAGTATTGGATACCTGATCATGTCATTCAACAGCCCCTTCACAGGTAATGTCATCCAGCCAACGGATGTATCGTATAGTCGTATCACGCTGACAGCAGACTTGCAACTGACTTGGCCCATCAAT